CTCTATATCGCTGTATATGGGGAAGTGCCTGGCTTTGGCAACGTAGATCTTGCGCTGTACGTCTCAGACTCTATTGAGAACGGCGTCAAGAACATGCGGAAGAACCTCGAGTTCCGCCATGAAAACTCCGAGTTCTTGAAAGAGTACATCCCTGAAGTCCGGTTCACGGACATTCGTTGGGAGTTTAAAAACAGCGACGGTAAGGTGTTTATCGTCAAAGGCTACGGCGCTAAGACTGGCGTCCGTGGAGCCAAAGAAATGGGTAAGCGTCCGCAGCTAGCGGTGCTAGACGACCTCATTAGTGACGAAGATGCTCGGTCTACTACGGTAATCGCGTCCGTTGAGGACACGGTTTACAAAGCTGTGACGTACGCGCTGCACCCAACCAAGAACATGATTATCTGGTCTGGGACACCGTTTAACGCCAAAGATCCTTTGTACAAAGCAGTGGAATCTGGCGCTTGGACCGTCAACGTGTTCCCGGTCTGTGAACAGTTTCCTTGTTCTCAAGCAGAGTTTCGAGGGAGCTGGCCAGATCGATTTACGTATGAGTACGTAAAAAAGCAGTATGACCTGGCAGTGCTGTCCGGAAAGGTTGAGACATTCAACCAGGAGCTGATGCTCCGAATCATGTCTGAAGAAGATCGCATGATTCAGGACAGCGATATTGGTTGGTACAAACTGGACTCGGTGATTAAGAACAAGAACCGATTCAACTTCTACATAACCACTGACTTTGCCACGTCTGAAAAAGATAAAGCTGACTACTCGGTTATTAGCGTCTGGGCTTACAACAATGTAGGCGATTGGCTATGGGTGGACGGTATCTGCGAGCGTCAGTTAATGGGCGCTAACGTAGATGACCTGTTTCGTTTATCGCAAAAGTACCGGCCACAGCAGGTCGGTATTGAAGTGTCCGGTCAGCAAGCTGGATTTGTGAGTTGGATCCAAGGACAGATGCTTGAGCGGAATATCTATTTTCCATTGGCTAGCCAAGGTAACAGCAATAACCCTGGCATTCGCCCAAATACAAACAAGATGGTTCGGTTTAACGTTGTGGTTCCGTTATTTAAAAGCCGAAAGATCTATTTCCCGCTTGAAAAACAAACAGAAAAAATAATGGTCGAAGCTATAAATGAGCTTAGTTTAGTCTCTGTTTCTGGGTTTCGAAGTAAACACGATGACTTTTTAGATACTATTTCCATGCTTTCTTCGTTGACACCTTGGAAACCATCCGAAGAAGCGCCGCTTACGGAGTCTAAAAAAGACGGCATGTGGGAAGTAGACGTTGAAGAGACAATTAATAATAGAATCGCCTCTTATATTGTTTAAGGAACGGAAATGACGCTACAAGAGATTTTCGACAAGTTAACCTTTGGTGAGCTTGCGCAGTTAAGCATGGGGGGCGGTGAAGCAGGGGTGATTAATTCAACCAACTACTCTCGAGTTATTTCCCATATTAATCTGGGGCTCACTTCGCTATACAAGCGCTTCCCTCTAAAAGAGGGCCGGGTTACTATTAAGCTGTACCCAACTATCAGTATCTACAATATTAATAACAAACTAGCTGTAAGCAATTCTAGTAGTACTGAGCCAATCAAGTACGTATTGGATTCAATCAGCGATCCTTTTAAAGACGACATTCACAAAATTGAGGGAGTGTTTACAGACCTCGAGGTTGAAGTCCCGTTAAATGATCATGCAGATATGTACTCTGTCTACACCCCGACAGCTACGCGCTTACGTATTCCAGAAAAACTAGCAACACAAAGCGACGAACTTCCTGAGCACTTGAAAACAGAGACTCTGGAACTCGTTTATCGAGCCAATCATCCAAAGATTAACCCGCAAGGCGTGGTGCCAAGTACGTTAGAGCTTGAGCTGCCGGAAAGCCACGTTGAAGCGTTGTTGTATTACGTTGCAAGCCGTTGCCATAACCCAGCTGGTATGGCTAATGAGTTTCAAATTGGTTCTGCATACGCAGCTAAGTATGAACAGGCGTGTCAAGACTTGGAAACTTTTAATCTGTTAGTAGACCAGGGAAGCCAAAACACCCGCCTTTACAATAAAGGATGGGCGTAATGGCATTTAAAGATCTATTTTCCCGTGGATCCGAAACCTTCAGTCCCACGTTTGGTTTCGTCAAGGCTGCTTACTTTTTCAAGCAGCACTTCTGCAACCGGGATCACAATAAATTGCAGCAGGCGGTCGCCTTTATTCCAGGCAAAAAAAGAACCATCCTTTGTCCGGAGTGCGGCCTTCCACTCACCTCGGTAGTCCGGGTCGATAACGCCACATGAGTTGTTCAGTTCAAGGCCGGATTTGGCCCCGGTGCTGGATCTCGGGAGCAGCAAGGCAACGTGTCCGGGAGGCACAGCAGCTGCAAAGCCAAGACCAACCATCGATACATTGCCGAAAACATTTCCGCGTTCGGGCATATATATGTCAAATGCTCCGGCCTGCTCAGTACCTTTAGTAGGCATAACAAAGTTTTCGTGTAACGCAGTAATCTTTATACATTCTTTCTAATTAAGGCTAATAAACCATTTGCCGGAGTTGATTTAAATATGGAAAAAATGAACCAACCATCGGTAATGGACGAAGAAGTTCTAGCTGATTGGAAAAATACACCTACTGTTGCAGATCTTAAACAAGATCTGGAAGACGCTAAGCCTATTCATGATGAACAGGTAAGCCAAATTAACACTTGGCTAGATAATCTTAATGTCACGGGTAAAGCAGCAGTTAAGTCTTCTAATGGCGGTTCAAGCATTGTTCCTAAACTAATTAGGAAACAAGCAGAGTGGCGTTATGCTTCTTTGAGCGAACCGTTTTTAAGTACTAATGACGTGTTTAATGTCCGTCCAGTTACTTGGGAAGATAAAGAAGCAGCTGAACAAAATGAGCTTTTGTTAAACCATCAGCTTAATGTGATCATTGATAAAACTAAGTTTATTGACGAGTATGTGCGTACTGCCGTCGATGAAGGCACTGTAATTGTAAGAGTGTGCTGGGACTTTGAAGAAGAAGAAGTAGAAGAGATGGTGCCAGTTGTAGAGTTTCGAGTTAATCCTGAAATGGCTGGGCTTCATCAAGAGCTTATGCAGATGCAGGAAATGTCTCCAAGCCAGTACGCAACTGATGTGCCAGAGGAATTAAAACAGGCGCATGAGCTGACCATGGAACAAGGCCAGCCTATTGAACCTGTGATTGTAGGTCAGCGGCGCGAAAAGAAAATGAAAGTCGTGAAAAACGCGCCTATGCTGGATATCTGCGATTTTCAGAACGTCGTAATGGATCCCACTTGCATGGGAAACATTGATAAAGCTAGCTTTGTGGTTTACAGCTTTGAATCTTCGCTGTCTGAACTAAAGAAAGATAAGAAGTACAAGAACCTAGACAACATTGTTGTTACCCACAGCTCAATACTTAATTCACCAGATTTTAGTTCCTCTGTAGGACAGAGTGCTTTTAACTTTAGTGATGAGCCCCGAAAGAAATTAGTTGTTCATGAGTATTGGGGTTACTGGGACATTGACGATACTGGCATGGTCAAGCCAATTGTTGCTGCCTGGGTTGGTGACACCATGATTCGGCTTGAGGAAAGCCCCTATCCAGACAAAAAACTGCCGTTTGTAGTTGAACATTACTTGCCTGTACGCAAGAGCAACTACGGCGAGCCGGATGGCGCGCTGCTGGAAGACAACCAAAGGGTTGTCGGAGCGGTAACGCGAGGCATGATCGACATCATGGGTAAGTCTGCCAATGGTCAGACAGGTATCCGTAAAGACATGCTGGATGCCACCAACCGTCGCAAGTTTGATAAGGGCATGGACTACGAGTTCAACGCTCCCGTAGACCCACGCCAGGGTGTGTTCATGCACACCTACCCAGAGATTCCCCAGTCTGCACAGTTCATGCTGCAGCTTCAAAACATGGAAGCTGAATCTATAACTGGCGTGAAGTCGTTCTCGCAAGGCGTTTCAGGCCAGTCCTTGGGAGATGTCGCAGCTGGAGTGCGAGGAGCACTAGATGCTGCTTCTAAACGTGAGCTTGGAATCTTGCGCCGGTTAAGCAATGGAATCGTCAAGATCGGTCGCAAGATGATCAGCATGAACGCTGAGTTCTTGTCGGATGAAGAAGTCGTACGAGTGACCAATGACAAGTTCGTCACTATTCGTAAAGACGATTTGCCAGGCAATTTTGACCTTCGTTTGTCTATTTCTACTGCAGAAGAAGACAACAACAAGGCAGAAGAGCTGGCTTTTATGCTTCAAACCATCGGCCCCAATGGGGATCCCGCTATGGGCAGGATGATCCTGGCTGATATTTGCAAACTGCGAAAAATGCCCGACCTGGCTCAGCGAATTGAGACTTATCAACCAGAGCCAGACCCAATGATGCAGCAAAAACAGCAGCTCGAGCTTGCATTGTTAGACGCGCAGATTAAAGAAACTCTGGCAAAAGCTGCGTCTTACCAGTCTAAAGCTGTACTGGATGAAACCAAAGCTGGAACTGAGGTTGCCAAGACAGATTATTTGCAGTCAGACACTGATCTTAAAAATCTGGAGTTTGTTGAGCAGGAATCTGGAGTTAATCAAGAGCGGCAATTACAGCTTCAAGGAGAGCAGGCTAAAAGCCAAGCTGAATTGAAGATGGCAGACAACGCTTTTAAAATGGAATCAAAAAATAAAGACCTTCTTAAAGAGTATTTAAGAAAAAGATAGGAAAAATAACAAAAATATTTGATTTTTCTTTTGAATTAGTGTTTTAATCTGTCAACTATTAACTTTGTGAAAGCGCTGATAGCTACATGAGCCTAGAAACTATTAAACAATTAGAGCAAAGTATCGAAAACAGCAAAAAGCTGATCGAAACCCACAATGCTCTACAACGTCTTTCTGAAAATCGAGATTTTAAGAAAGTAATTTCGGAAAACTACTTTAAGGACGAAGCCGTAAGGCTAGTACACCTTAAAGCCAGTCCTGCAATGCAAGGGGAGCAGCAGCAAAAAGCTATTCTTGCGGCTATGGACGCTATTGGCGCTCTTTTTCAATACTTCACAACTATCGAACAGCAAGCTCATATTGCACGGCGCTCTATTGATGAAGATGAAGCGACTCGAGATGAGATCCTGGAAGAAGGGGTGGCGTAATGAGCGAAGTAGCTGAAAGTAAAACCGAAGAACTGAACTATTTGAACATGTCAGATGAAGAGATTCTGGCAGCCGAGGTACCCGAATTTAAAGTGTCGGAAGAAAAGCCGACTGATTCCGCTGATAGCGCAGAGGAAAGCAAAGATGAAGAAAGCGCCGATGAAAGCTCCGAAGCCGATGACGAGCCCGCCGCCCAGGCGGGCGAGGAATCCGGCGAAGAAGATGAAAGCGAAGTAGAAGAAAACCAAGAAGAAGAAGAAACAGACGAAGTAGAAACACAGCAAGAAGAAGCAGAAGAAACATCAGAGCCTGGTATTGATTACGAGGCTGAGTACAAGCGATTGCTGGCTCCCTTTAAAGCCAACGGTCGTGAAATTACAGTCAAGTCGGTAGATGACGCAATTTCCCTCATGCAAATGGGGGCAAATTACAACAAAAAGATGGCGGCGCTAAAGCCGAATCTTAAATTGATGAAGCTGCTCGAAAACAACGGGCTGCTGAATGAAGAGAAGTTAGGTTTTTTAATTGATCTGGATAAGAAAAATCCGGAAGCAATTAATAGGTTGGTGAAAGACAGCGGAATTGATCCTATGGATCTTTCTGTTGATAAAGCTAGCGAATACAAGCCGAAAATTCACACTGTTGATGACCGCGAAATTGATCTGGATACGGTGCTTGATGAAATTCAAGACACACCTTCGTACACCCGGACGTTATCTATTGTCAGCAAAGAGTGGGACGGTGCAAGCAAACAAATAATCGCTAATCAACCCCAATTACTTAAGGTAATTAATGACCACGTTGAACGCGGCATTTACGACCTTATCGTAAAGGAAATGGAAAGCGAGCGCGTGTTTGGTCGCTTAAGTGGTTTGTCAGATATTGAGGCTTACCGGCAAATCGGTGACGCCATTCAGGCTCGAGGTGGGTTTAACCACTTGGGTAGCTCCCAAGAGAAAACTGCAACTCAACCTGTGGTTGTTACGCCGAAACCGAAGAAAGTCGAAGACGACAAATTGAAAGATAAAAAGCGAGCTGCAAGTTCTACACGGACTGCTGCTCCAGTTTCGACGCTAAAAGATTTTAATCCTTTGGCTATGTCGGACGAAGAGTTTGCAAAACTTACTGACAACAAATATCGTTAATTTATAAAGGGAGTACATCATGCAAAAATATAATGCCCCGCCAACCACTCCTTCGAGTGTTGGCCCGCAGATCACCAACGAGTACTACGTTAAAAAAGCGCTGATTGAGATTGCTAAAGAGCAATACTTCAGTCAGCTGGCAGATGTGACTGCAATGCCCAAGAACATGGGCAAGAAGATCAAGCGTTATCACTATATTCCGCTGCTTGATGACGCCAACTTGAACGATCAGGGTATCGACGCTGCTGGTGTGACCATTAACGCCGCTACCTGGACGGTGACGCTGCCTCGTGCACCTGCAGGCACCTTGACTCAGACATTCGCTGTTGAAGCTAACGCGACTGCTGCAGCTGCTGCTATTAACGCGATTGAAGCCGGTGTTGCGGTCAAGTCGGGTTCGGTTACTCCGTGGACTGTGACTTTTAGCAAACAAGTGCTGAATCCTTCGACTGACGTGCTTACGGCTGCTGTGTTAGCCGCTGTTCTTGGAGCGTCCCGTACACGGGGTTCTGGCAACCTGTACGGCTCGAGCAAAGACATTGGCACGATCAACGGCAAGATGCCGACTCTGACTGAGAACGGTGGCCGTGTTAACCGTGTTGGCTTCAAGCGTAAAGAACTTGAAGGCACGTTTGAGAAGTTTGGCTTCTTTGACGAGTACACCCAAGAATCGCTAGATTTTGATAGCGATGCGGATCTGGAGATGCACATCAGCCGCGAAATGATCATGGGTGCCAACGAGATGACCGAAGACGCGCTGCAGATTGACCTGCTGACTTCGGCTGGTGTCATTAAGTACGCGGGTAATGCGACTTCAGACGCTACTCTGGACACGAACGATCTCGTGAGCTACGGCGATCTGATGCGTCTGTCAATTGACCTGGATAACAACCGTACGCCAAAGATGACCAAAGTCATTGCTGGGTCGCGCATGATTGATACCCGTGTCATTCCGGCTTCGCGCATTTGCTATATCGGTACGGAGCTGCTTCCGACCTTTAAGGCAATGAAAGATCTGCATAACCAACCCGCGTTTATCTCTGTTGAGAAGTACGCATCGGCAGGTAACACGGTGACGGGTGAAGTCGGTTCGGTGGATAACTTCCGTATCGTGGTTGTGCCGGAAATGATGAAGTGGGCGGGTGCTGGTGCTCTTGTCACTGACTCCATTAACTACGACAACGATTA